CCACTTGACCTTAAATTCTCATTAAACTGATTTACTACCTGGAATTCTGGCATAAGGTTCGCACCTTTCCAGACACTCATCTTTTCGACTCGTCCTCCAATATTAACAGATCGCTTCTCTGGAACAATGTGTGCAGAAACACCCTGCTTAAGATTATCTATCTGTTCTTGACGGAGTGGCATCTTATCTTTTTTATACTTAGCTGCAAGTTCATCAATAGCTTTTAGCTCAGCTTCCATAGTTGACCACGTCATTTGTCTACGTGCGTTTGATATGGCTCTAGGAGAAGAATGTTTCTCTTCAATTAGACTTTTACCGCTTGCAAATCTAGGAATCTCACCAGCGATAAGCTGTGAAATTGCTTGTGGATTTTTTCTTACAACATCTGCTGGGATAATAGCTTCACCATTAGAAACCATAGCCATAATAGAATCAGAAGTTCCAGTGCCAGGGCCACGGATAATACCACCAGTCGCAGCCTTTGGAATATTGACACTGCCACCCTTGCCACCCTTAACTGAACCAGCACCCATAAATGCTCTTTGTGCAATGATGCCCTTCTCATACTCTAGAGTAAGAGCACGTACTGCTGCTGTCTCTGAAGTAAATATTGGAGTAAGAGATGCGTGGCTCTGCCCCAAAGCCATGGCTGCAGCCTCAGCCTCAAGCTGTGTAGTAGCCATATATTGTGTAGAAGTAGCAACACTATTCATACCAGCTGAAGCAGAACCAACCCTGCTCAATGTTGCAATAAGAAGACCAATGTTTGCTATACCGTTACCAACAAGACCAATAATCATTAGAAGCGTAGGGGCAATAACACCAAGAATAGCTGTTAGTGCAATAGTAAATCTTTTTGGACCCTCGCCCATCTCATTAAATTTCTTTAATAAGGTTGTTCCAAACTCTATAATCGGAGTAACTGCTTTAAGGAATTCTTCACCAACTGGTGCTAGCTCTATCTTTAAATCTTCTACTGCCTTTTTAAACTTATAAAGTGGTGAGGATTCCACACGCTTAAGCTCTCGCTCACTCAGTACAGCCAGCTCTTCAGCACTGGCAGAAGTAAGCTTTAGAACTCTTTCAGCCTGAGAACCTTCCTTGATTACGTTTTGCATCAAAGTTGAAATTCTAGCAAACTGGAACTTACCGAATAGTTCTTCAATAGCTCTTGCTTTATTGAGAGGGTCTAGAGTGTCTAGGGCAGTTGCCAAAGCAACAATAGTTCCCTTTACGTCGCCAGCATTACCTTCTACAATTCCGTTAATGTTAATACCAAGCCCAGCAAGCATTTCTGATGCTCGATCTGTTGGATTAATAATCCTTGCCAAACCAGACTTTAGAGCGTTAGCACCCTCTGATGCATTAATTCCACCTTCCTTCATGGCGGTAAGTAAGAATGCGAGATCCTCAACATCTCCACCAAGCTGTTTGACTACTGGACCAGCTTTTGGAATAGCAGTGGTAAGATCTTCAATGCTAACAACAGTTTGGTTTTCAACTGCGTTAAGGAAGTCAATCTTATTAGCAAGCTCTTCTGTGGCAACACCAAATGCGTTAGTTAATGAGATTGTTGTTTCTAGGGCTTTATCTTGCTCTACCCCACCGAGGACGGCAAGGGTAGCAGCTTGTCTAACCTGTGCCATAAGATCTGCACCAGTCTTACCCATTGCAGCTGCGTCAGCAGCCATCTTCATGGTGTCTTTAAGAGCAACACCATATTTTGTAAACTCTGAACCAAGGCCCTGAAGATCCTTGTACATTTGATCTGTTTCTTTTTGAGAAGTAAACAGCTCACCATAAACACGCTTAAACCTAATAGCCTGTTCTTCAAGATCCATAAATGTTCTTGCAGCAACAGAGCCAAACAAGGTTAGTGGAAGAGTAAAACCAACCATAAGCTGACGACCAGCCCACTGAGTATTCTTACCCCAGTTTAGTAGGCTAGTAGAACCCTGCCTCAACAGCTGATTAAATAATGCTTGTCTTTGTGCTGCTATTGCTGTTCTAGTAGCAAGGTTTTCCATATCAAGGGCAAGTGGCCTAACGGCAATAGCCCTCATTGCACCGTTGGCATCACGACCCATCTTTATGTATTGGGTCTGAAGAGTCTTTACTCTTTCACGAGCAACCCTATTAATAGTGTCAAACTCACTACGAAAAACTCTTCCAAATGTTTTTGTTGAAGCAACACCATACTTGAAGTATTGACCAAGAGATAGTTTGTTTGTTTCTAATGCACGAGTAAAAGCACTAGTTGTACTTGCAACAGTTGTCATTTGTGCAGAAAACTGACCAGTAGCATTAATGCTATTGATCAGGTTTCTCTGCATACCTGCAGCTTGTGAGGCTGCCTGTGCATTTAGTGCTGACTGCGTTTGGTGAAATTTTGATATTTCTGCTTGCAAAGCACGGATAGAAGCCAGTGCCTTAGAAGTATCAAGATTTACACTAAGATGGGCTTGTGCATCAGCCATTAATAATTACTCCCTTATTGTTGAATAAGAGAATCTGTCAGTCTCACCCCAGATGCCTCTTCGACAATCTTGTATACTGTTGGTAGATCAAGAAGGTCTTCTAGCTTTTCTGCATCATCAGCTAGTTCTGGCTTATACTGCCTCATAGCAATCTGAACACATTCAATTAAAATTGTCATAGATTTTTCGTTATCTGATGAGACTTCTTGTACTTCTTCAAATTTTTTCATAAATAGTTTTAGTAGAGAAATCTTTAGTGGTCTAATGTTAAATTTTGTCCCATCGATAAGTGTAATTTCTTTTTCTTCGTTTATGTTTGTTGCCATTGATCTCTTTCTCCTTTACTTGGCTATACTATTATAACATAGTCCTAGTCTTTTTTACGTTCAATTTTTTCGTATGAAAGACCCATACCAATACCAAACCCAGCCTTTTGAGCGTTAAGTCCTCGTAGTGCTGTAATGTCGTTTGGATTATCTGTTGCTCCACCGCTGAATACTCTGGCTTTCATTTCTTCCCAAGCATTGTTTTTGCCAGATTGTTCATCAAGATCCACGCCTTGCATAGCTGCGAGGAATTTCTTTTCATTGTAGTCTAAATCTCTTATTTTTTCAATAACAGCAATAAGTTCTGCCATTGTCATAGAAAGTTCAAGATCTTCAAAATTTTTCCAAGCACCAATAATAAAAGCTTCTGCTTCCAGAGAGGCTAGGTCTAGATTTTCCCACGTATTCTTGTCGCTCTGGTCCTTAGCTTGTTTGTCTACATCGTCTTCATCAGGATTAATTTTAATGCCAGCACATATTTCTAAAATCTTATACACTGTAGGCAAATCAACAAGCTCTTCTAGATCTTCTTTGCTAGCAACTATTGGATAATACTGCTTCATACAAACAGTAGCACATTCTGACAAAACAGCTATAGACTGCTCATCATTTGCAGTAAATTTAATAAGTTGAAATATGTCCATAAACTCTCTCATGAACTTAATTTTTAAAGGACCCAGATTAACCAAAGTTCCATCAATAAAAACTACAGAATCTGTTTCATAAACTTTTTTAGCCATTACTATATTGTAGCAAAAGAAATACCGCCCAGGGTGGTTGCCCTGGGCGGTATAACTTAATCGTTACTATGAAACGAGAGAGATAGTTCTGTCAACGATCTTACCATATGAAGCTGTGTCATTTGGAAGAAGGCGGAAAGAAACCTCGAACATAGTTGGCTCGTCACGCTTAGCGGATACTGTAACATTCTCAATTGAGAGTGCACGGTAAGCAACGTATACGCGCTCGATGGATTCTGATGCTGCACAGTCACCTGTACCTGGACCAACTGCAACTAGACCACGCTCTACTGGACATTCACCGATGTCACCAGCACTCATGTTGAGAACTGGGTTACCATTGAATGGACCAGAAGCTGCTGTAGCTAGATCTGAGTCCTGACCAGCGATTGAGTAGAGAAGGTTCTCTAGAGTTGCCTCAGCGAATGCAGTGTTAAGGTTAACCTGCATACCCTGCTTGTAAAGCTTGGCAACGTCGAGCACCTGGTCTACCTGGACTTCACCGAAGTCTGGCTGGAAAACGATCTCAAGACCGTTCATGGTGTATCCAACATTACGGAAGTCAGTGTCATCGGTAAGAGTGTCTTTGTAGCTCTCATCCTCAACAACTGTAGGAAGGTCGGTGTCAGCCAACTCTCCTGCTTCGTAAGTGAATAGCGCAGCAGCACCCACGATAATCTGTGAGCTATTACCACGAGTATATGCCATAATTTTCACCTCATTTTCTATAATGAAATATGGGCGTGTTTCCTCTATACTATTATATAGACTATTTATGAATAATCTTTGACGTGGTAGTCATAGTTAATAATTATTTTACTAGCCATATAAGTTCTTGATGTATTTTGAGAAACAATATCTCTAGATTCTTCTAGTGAAAATATGTTAAGTTCATGAAAAAATACTGGCTTAAATGTTCTTTGCATTCTTCCAGTGCCAAGGACAACAAGACCTTGTTGGTTTACCTTGGTTGAGATCCATGCGTTTATCTCCTGAGCAGACTCATCTTTACGATCTAGAAGATCATGAATAACCTGTATAACCTCAAACAATGCTTCTGGATCACTATTCATCTTATACAAATAAATCATTAGCTGCTCACATTTAATGTGGGGGAAAGCTTTACGATTTAATCTGAACATTCTGTCATATACGCCAAACACATCTTTTGCCATTGCTGGGTTAGCTTTAACTAACGCATTGATATCTGTTGGCATTGTTGGAAATAGCTTAAACCCTCCGTTAAAACGCCCTGGAAGCCTTTCTACGACCTTTTCAGCAAGGTATTCATTAATTAGTGCTGGTAAATATGTAATTGCCATTATCACCTAACTCCTACATTTGTTATCCATCTAAAGCCAGCCTTGACTCCAGCTGCCTTTCCAACTTTAATTCCAGCTGCCAGATTTTGCTTATATGAAGTAAGATTTGTAAATTGTCTATTTATTCCAGCAATTTGTAAAAATGCTTGAGAAAAATAGCTGTTAACAAATAGATCAAAAGTTCTTTCAAAACTACCCTCAACGGCATAGCCACCAGGACTATCTATAGAGACTGGATTTTTAGTAAAGACTGTTTCTGCACCATCCTCAAAAACAAGAACGTCAGACTCCTTTGGACTAACTGTTATAGATATTCCATTTTCCATCAACGCTGCCTTATTGTAGAATGGAACCTTAGATCCGTTTTTTATAGAAGTAGACTGTCTAAATGTAGAATTCAAAGATAGTCCAAGATTACTTACAGTATATCGAATATCAAACAACCTTGCCCCAGGATTTCCAGTCTCATACCATTCGTAGACGTGATGTAATGCTTCTGGCTCTTGTCTAGCTACAGAGTCAATAAACTCTTCAAGAACTTCTGTGACCTTTTCACCAAAAGTTGCAAAAAAAAGTTTTTTTCCAGCGTTAGCCCCTTCAACAAAACCAATAGAATATTTGACAAGGTTATCCATTTGCTTTGCAAATATTCCTTTTCTGTCAAATGTTACGGAGATCATACGTCAAACTCCTGATTCTCTGACTTTTTTAGAATCAGGTTATAGTATTCAACCTTACCAAAAGGACCAACGAAAGGTCTTTGTGTTGCTACCTCAAACAATGTTGAAAGACCATCTCGTGGCCCACCAAACTCTTTATAAATTTCGTTGCATTCTCTATCACGAATATTAGTGATTACGATGTTACTAATAGCAAAATTTTCATCAAATGAGCTTACTCTAACATCTTCTTTTATACGTGCAGAAAGAATAGAATCAGTAGTTATATTAATATTAATAGTTAGCTCTTCTTTTTCTTCTGCCCCAGCATAAACAAAGTTGCCAACAATGACTCTATCAAATGTCCATGATTTTAAAACATTTCCATATGGGCTTTGATCTATGATTGGATAGTAGATCTCTGCTGTCATTGGGAAGCGGAAGTCTTTGGTGTCACAATTCATTACAACACTCCTGGAGTTCCGTAAAACCTCGCATACTTAGAGAGAATCTTATCTACAATCAAATTACCAGTTCCAGAAAGTGCTTCCTGAGCCATCTGAACCTTGAACTGATCAGTGTTATAAGATGTAATGTATCTTTGGAAATAGTCAAGCTTACCGCAAGAGATGTCGTCTACAAGTAGCTCTGCTGCCCTCACAATGTCTTGTGGGATACTTGTATACCCATGGGTAATAAGAATCCTGTAGTCAAATGTCTTTGGGAATCCACGGTATGAGTACTTGGTGTCTAAAATATCAGAGCCACCAGCTGGAAGAATATTAGGTGCACCCTCCAGCCTATTTACAAGATCATCTGTGTCCTCAACAATAGCTGTTTTGTCGCTAGTCAATGAATACGATGTCATATAATCTTCTGGATTAGCTGCATCATAAAGCAATACATTGTTTTCATAGAGCTTTAATACTTTTTTAGCCTTCTGCCAAACAGGGATATAGTCAGCACCCAAACCAACAGTTTCAATAAACTTTTTCTGATAATAGAAACCTTCAGTCACAATGGAATCGATGATTGCTCTAGCAAGCTCTTCATAGCCACGGTATTCAGCAATATCAGAAGCTGTAGTTGCCTTAGTTGTAGGATCTACGTATGGTCTAACAACAGTAAAATAATGCTCGTCTCCGTCAACTGTGACGGTATAAGAATTATCATATTCTGAAGGAAGGGTAATAGTTAGCTTACCACTAGAGTCTGTGGTAGCAGTACCCTCGGTAACAGAGTGGTCAACATCATCAAGAACAGAATAGTCGTATTCTGTAGAAGCTGAAAGACCAGTAACGGTAGCAGTTGTTGCTAACGAAGGTACTCTTAAGATCTCCATGTTATAAACCATACTCCTCGGCTATTTCTTTAGGAGTAGCCTCTCTGACATGATCACGAGAAAGCCACTTCTCTACGCTCTCTCTTGGCACTATGTTGTATCCTTTATGAACAGAACCAACACCTTCCCAGCTAACATTTTTACTAGAAAATATAGCTACCATATTATATTCTTTTTTAACTTTTTCTTTTTTATTTTTTTCTTTTACTACTGGGATCAAATTGCCTGTACCAATTACTCCATCATTTATTTGTTTAACTGCTTCCGTATGTTTTTGAAAGTTTTTAGGAATTGGATTCTTAGACATTTTTTCCTCCTAGTCAATTATATCAGTTAATTAGAAAAGGGGGCAGAGGTTTCCCCCTGCCCCCTAATCGGGTTATTTAGTTAGATTTAGCTGTCAGCAGCTGCATCAACGAATGCAACAGCGTCTTCCTCTTCCCACTGAATACCGAAACGTACGAATACGGTGTATTCAATGGTGTCCTTCTTAGCAACGTATTCACGGTTTACAGTGATGTCGCGCTGGAAGCCCCAAACACGGTTGCTTGGGAATGTGAGGTCAACATAACCATCTGGGTAGTATGGAACCTCCATGACAGGAATACCGAGGACACGTGTGGTACGAGCCTCACCGATGACCTGGTCAGTACCAGCAAGGTAGGAGTTACGGTACTGCTCAGTCCAGATGTTCTGGCTGTCAGTTCCGTTAGCCTTTACGATACCAGCGAAGGCATCTGTACCTGCATAGAACTTTAGACCACTCTTGAGTGCACGGTACTTACGTGGCAATGAGTTGATTACACCCTGAAGAACTTCTGGGGTAAATGCATTGTCAGTAACAGTTGCAACGTGCTCGTGTGCGTCACCGTTGGTGGTTACTCTGTTGACAAAACCTTCCAAGATGGAAAGGAAGTCACCAGTGGAACCGTCACCATTAATAGCTAGATCTTCAATGTCATTTGCAAAAGCATTTGTCATGAGACGAACTAGGTGATCCTCTAGTGCAGCACCCTCAATGTTGTCTTCGAGTGCTTCAGCTGAAACTTCCCAGTCAAGGCGGATCTTCTTTGTAGTAAGCTCAACCTTGCTGAATGTAGCACCAGCGTTTGTGTATGTTGCGTCGGCCTGGTTGGCGGCACGAATTACACGCTCTCCAACGTTAACTTTTTCAAGTTCCATTGTGTTAGCTCGCATAGTAACGCGACGACCATCTTTGGCGAGAACAGTTCCATCCCAAACGTAGTCGATAAAACGACGTGCTTGTTCAGGACGTAGGATACCACTACCTGCCTCACCTGAAGGGTTTACAGCGTTTGGACCTGTTGTTAGACCAAACTCGGCGGTTGGGATGTTTCCGAGGGTGCTAGCACCTGGATCAGTTACACCACCAATGCCACCAGAAGCGAAGCCACCTTCACCGTTTACGGTTGGGTTGCCATCACCATCTGGATAGTTCTTGATAATCTCTTCCGACATTTGTCACCTCCTAAGTGATTTTTTCTTAATTAAATAAGTCGGCAGTTTTGAGGAAACGACCGCCCCATAGGGATTTTTGAACCATTTCTGGCTCATCCTGTACGATCTCGCCTAGATCGCCAGACTTGCGAAAAGCTGTGTCAGCCTCAACGGCATCAACACGCTTTCCAATGTTTTCCTGAGTCTCAGCAACTTCTGCTTTAACTGAGTCAACTGATTTCTTTAGTGCGTCAACCTGCTCGTGTAGAGCTTTTACGGTTTCTGCTAGATCGCTAAAGGCTGATGTAATAGTATTCTGAATTTCAGAAACAACATTTTCTGTAGTGTCTGATTTAGATACCTCTTCAACCTCTACAACCTCATCGGCTGCTTCGGCCTCAACTTCTACAGCTGCTTCTACATCAACTGCTTCTTCAGCTACCTCGTCAGACTTGATGACATCTGCATCAGCATCTGCCTTCTCTGTCTCGGCAACCTCTGTTTCGGCATCTGCCTCTGGAGCGACCTCTACCTCTTCAACAACTTCGTCAGATTTCTCTACGATTTCTTCTGTTGTGTCAGTCATAGGACTTACCTCCTTTGTTATCTCAGTGTTAATGCCTTTAGCACTATCAACTAAGAACTTTACCATGTCTGCTTTTTCACTGTCTGATTTCTCAACGAATCCAATATTTTCCATTACCTCGCCAGAAATAGGGCTGACTTCAGCATCGCTTTCTGAAAGAATAACAATGTCTGATTGTGAATCCCAGAACACATTCTCAAGAACAGTGTCTTCGTCAATACCCTTTACGACATCAACGCCATCCACCTTTTCAACAGAAATGATACTAGCAAACTGGTTTGCTGGGGAATCGACCAAAGAAAGCTCAATCAAGTCGTACTCTTTAATAACACGAATCTTGTTATCCATTTCTGAATCATACCCATCATCCCATTTTAGCATCTTTCCGCCAATTGAGAAACCTGTATAGGTTCCATCTAGAACCTTTTCCCATGCATCTTGTGCACCCTTTGAAACATATGCAGAAACATAAACTCCCTGATAGAATTTCTTTGTTTCTGGGTCAAAATATTTTTCTTCTTTAAAGTCTACCATTTTACCAACAGCTGATGGCTGGTGCATTTCACGAATGTTACCACGGAACTTAGAGAAAGCCTTCATGCTGGCTTCAGATGTAACAATGTCATTTTGACGATCTACGTTGTCAAGGGTAGCAAAACCAGAGACGATGCGTCTCTCCTGATCAACTTTACTGAACGGCATAGAGAGGCGAACACTGTCGCCCTCTGTATCCCAATGAGCTTTAAACATAGTCATACTATCTCTATTATACATCCCTTTTATGCAATTGTTATAAAAAGGTAATTATTGGCTTGCTGGACCTTCACCCTGTGCATTACGACCATCTACTGTACCAGGACTATCTGCCTGATTGTTTGATCGCTCTGTATCCCTTGCTCTATTCTGAGCAGTGTTTGCTCTCATGTCAGTTGCCTGACGAGATGTCATCTGAAATGGTGCGTCACCATCTGTTCTCTGCGGAAGACCAAGCTGCTGCCTTGCTTCGTTAGGAGTAATTACTTGTGTTTTAACATAACGTTCAATAATTTGTGATTGTGCAATCTCATCTGTAAGCGTAAGCTCGTTAAACTTAAAATCAATAATGTCTGTACGTTCTTTGATAATTCTATTGATCATCTTTTCCAGATTACGTTGTGCTGGTCTTGACACCTGCTCTTTGAATGTACGATCTTGTGCGAGAGCTGCAGCAATAGCTGTTCTGTCGCCACCACCAATCTTAGAAAGTGGAACCTGGTGGGCAATAAGAATGTCATCCCTGTTTTGTAAACGATATTCTTTGAAGGATGCTTCTTGAACTCCATTCTCAATTGGCTCCATGTTGAATTCAACCTTGTTGCCATCTGAATCTCCTGGGAGTGGAATATATAGGCTTCGGTGTGACTGCCCCTTAAGGTTAGTCTGAAGAAATCTAAATAGCTTATCTTCTGCGTCTGAAGACAGCTTTGCACCCTTAAGAGTAACAATGTAACGTGGCACTGCTTTGTTACCAAAGTAGTCAATGTTGTATTGTGAAGCTAGCTGATCTCCTTGCAAAGATGTAATAGCTGACATGATGTCTGGAACACCATAGAATGTGTTTAGTGGTGAATATTCTTTATAGTGAAGAATTTCGTTTGGTCTTGGATCTGTTGTCATTGGGTTTGGGTTCTTTGCCCCGAAGTTTCTGAAGTAAACAACCTTCTGTCCAATTATCTGTACGTACCCGTCACGCAATCTGCGCACACGCATTGTAGTTGATGGGATGTGGCCGACATAGCCGATCTCTCCGTTGATAGTTCTACCAATTTCTAAATACCCGTTTCCTGTCGCTTGTACATCTGTGTAAAATTTAATTAGTGTTTGTGTAAATGAGTCATCATCATTTAGGTTTTCTAGCCAGTCTCTTAGCTCTACCTTTGCTCTTTCAATTCTTTTACGAGCACGGGCTGTTGCTTCTTGATCTGAGTTGTCATCAAGACGTAGCATTGTTCTCTTAGATGTTTCAAAATCATATCCAAGCCCAACAATGTTTTCTACCTTAGCATCAATAGCTGCGTGGTTTGCAAAAGAGGTGTCGTAATAATTTGCAAGCTCATAGAGATTCCAAGGTGGTGTAATAACGTCAAACATTCCGTAGCCATTACGGAAAACATCGCCAGGATTAATCTCTTTAGACTTTGCGCCTTCAATGCCAGATGGTGTAGATTTCGCTGCCTCAAGATATCCATTGCTTGGTGGCATTGATGCTACCTTTGCTACCCTGCTTGTGCGACGCTTAAAGTTTGTGTCTAAGCCACTGAATGTTTTTAGATCATTCCAGTCTTTACTGAATGGATCTTGTGCTTTAAACAAGTCTTCTTCTTGTGGCATCTCTGGCATAGATGCACCAACAATGTATTCAGCCATTATTCCTCATCACCATACTGCTTAATAGTTTGCTTTGCTGCGTGTACAGCACCGAGGTCGTTAAGGTTAGGAATAAGACCCTCTTGCATTCTATTTAGCTGTTCGCTGTATTCTTCATCAGAAACTCTGTTTAGTCCAGCAAAAAAATGTGGACTGCCATCTGGCTCTCCGTAATGTGCTGCTGCAGCCTGAAGCTTTGCTAGCTGAGAAATGTCACCTTTATGTGAAGGAATATTTAAAATATTGCCATTTCCGTCAGTAAACCATTTACCATTAGCTTTTTTCCACACATAGATGCCCCAATCATACTGCTTGTCAATAATTGTGGCTTTGCTTTTACCAATTGGATTCTTTTTGTGGTTGGACATGGTTCAATTATAACACATTATACTGGCTTAATGGTAGCTGACTGTACAGAAATGTTGTTTATAACTGAATATTGTATATTTTTAGGACCAGAAGCAATGTCGTCTCCTACAATAACCTTATTAGTTCCAGTAAAAATTCCATATATTACTTCTGGATCTATTCCCACATATTCGGTAGCTGAAAGAACTTCTAGTTGAGCCTGTTGTAGATTATTTAATGCATAATATGAAATATTATTAACCATAATTGGTCCAACAACATTAAGCTTTCCAGATATGCCGTCTAGATCTAGCAATGTTTCTAATCCAATAGAGATCATATTCCAATCATTAATTGATATTGTTGGATCAGCAACCCTCTTGCCGTTGACATAAAAGTATAAAGATCTAATTCTCTCATCGTTATTATTTGTAGCAAATATTCTAAATCTTTTATTTGATGGATAAGCTGGTTCTATCCATATCTTGATTCTTTCGGTTGCAAAGTTAGTCTCTAAATGCATAATTTCTACTGGTTCGGTAACCAAATCGTCTCTAGTGAATCGTGCAGAGAACTGAATGGTAGATAACTTATACTGTGCTGTTTTTTCTTCATTAATTAATAAAGACAATCCCCTGTTGGAGTCTGTAAAATCACCAGCAAGCTCTATACCGCTGTGCTTAGTCAAATATAGATGTGGAGTAGAATCTTTATAAATAACAAAAGGGGTTTGCTTATTGTAATCATAGTAAATACCATACCTATTGTATGGATACATCGATACCCCACGCTTTGTTCCAATAGGATTCTTTTTGCTAGCATTAAAAGATTTTCCAGACAAAGACATTGATCTTACCCTAATTGGATTTTTAATAATTCCACTAGATGACATATCCATATGCACAACCATTGCTAGCTCATCTAAACCAATATCTTGTGGCAAATAAATCAAAGATTGATTTACAACCTCATATTTTGTAGTACGCCAATTTTCTCCAGGAACAATAGTCTTGTTTCTTCCGAGCTTTTGTGTATTCACAAATTGCTCTTCTGTTTTTGTTGGTCCAGATGCAATAGTTTGGAATGTCACATATGTTTTAATCGAAGAGCTACTGGTATCATAATTGTCTTCATCATCAAAGAAAAGAGGTACAGTGGTATCTGAATTATATTGGATAAAGTCAAGCTTGTAGGAAATCTCTTCATTTAATCCAAAAGTATTTTTGGCCAAATATGTTAGCGGAACATAGTCTTGCCAATAAGAGCTTGTTGCTATGTCTAAATACCTTTCACCAAAAAAGCTTTTAACTACTAATGTGTAACTGGCTGTATGCGAAAGAATGTCATCAACATATTCTTCATATGTATATCCAGCATCGATTGTTATACCAGTGAACTCGTCATCATCGTATGATGTATCTGATCCGCCTTCAAACTGATATCTAAGAAATGGTGTTCCGTTAGAAGAAAAAAGATAATCAAGCTTATCTATATTTCTTAATGTAGAAAAGCCAACCCTATAAATATTACCAGAGAAAGTGTTAGAGAAGTTTTTATTACCACCGACATACAGCTTTAGCTGTCTTCTGTTTCCAATCAATGTTGAAACATTGCCACCGAAATATTTTGCAAACTCTATGAAGTTTAGTCCAGCAACGATTGTTGTTCCTAATGCTATAGCTGGTGTTTGATATATAACCTCTTCATTAGAATTAAATGTTAAGCTATATTGTATTACGTGATAGATTCCCTCCACAGAATCTTCAGCTATAGAAGATATAGATATTGCGTCACCATCTTTAATGTTAGAAATACTAAACGTGTCATCATCAATCTTAGTTACATAATACTCTATACCAGCAATAATTTCTGATGGTAGCGATCCTTCAAAACGTATTACGTCATATGTTTGTAAATCATGGCTATTAGAAGTTAAAACAGTCCCATCAATTGATGCAATGTCAATACTTTTTGTAGCAAGACTAACATCAAGATAATTACCAGTTACTTTATTTTCAAGAACAAAAAGACTTTGAGTACCAGTCATACCTATCTCTGGTCTAAACAATCCATAGAATCCAGCAGTTTTTTGATTAAGCACATTAGGACTATCAAAGAATAGGTAGCCATCGGTATCAATCCATGAGTCATCTGGCTTGAGACTAATACCTTGATATGCATTAGACTTTAATGCCCTATACCATGCGTCAGATGTTTTATTGTTAAATACTAGACTTGGCAATGAATACTTTGGCGGCTGCAAAACATTATTTTCTGAAGATATGTTTTCAGACACCCCAGATCTCCACTTAACCATATCTGGATAAATATAGTTATTGTTATAATTTGCAAAAGTATAATCAACAGGGAATGACTTTCCAGAATATGCTGAGCTTATTGAATATGGAAAATCAATTGCTTGACCATAAACAAATCTTCTTTTTGATACAGCTGTTGGAACGCGATAAGAATATATTGCTACACAGTCAATCTCAAACTGAAAAATATCTTCATAAGAATAAAATCCAAGCCAGTCTTGATCTTTTCCAGATAAACTAGTTTTAGACGGTAGATCTAGCTCTGATGTATTAAAACTTAAATCGATTACCTTTTCACCATTGATGATCAACGAAGAGCCATTTCTAAAAGTAAGAAGATTAATTAGCATTGGCCTATACCATTCACCGATGTAGTGAGATTGTACTGATTCTCCAACCTTTAATGTTATAAAAGGGCCGTCAACATATAATCCGTCAGAAGAATTAATTGGACCAAAAATTCTTTTTGGCTCATCAGTATCTGGACTAATTCTAAGCCAAAACTCTACCGTATGTGTTTTATACCTACCATCTTCGTTTAGGAATCCAAGTCCAGGGAAGATCATTGATGGCCCACCAAATCTTTCTGGAATCAAAGATGTTAAATTAGAAGAGCCATAAACGATTGGCATATTGGTATTTTTTGCAAGAAGTTTATTTTCTCTAACTAAATAATATGCTGATAAATCTTGAAACCCATAGGCAGCACCCTCTACATAATAATATTCATTGTCAACATTTATTCCAGATAATTCTGTAGAAGATACCCCAAAAGAGTTTTCCATAAACTCTGAAGACCATTGTCCAGCAGATAATCCGCAGATATAAGATGTAGTAGCTATGGCCTCATATGAATAGAATTTAATCAATGGCTTTAGTTTTAAAACTGGAGTAATAAACAGGTTTCCAAACTGATAGAAAAACTCTATACTGCCAGAGCCAATAGACTCCTCTACCTCAAACGTGTTTTCTGTAGCGTTTACTACATAATAAATGTGATACTGGCTTATAAGATTTGGAACTATATATGATGAGCTAAGCTTAATTTTGTCGCCATCGCTTAGTCCATGTGCATTGTATGTAATTTCTGTGAATCCTTCTGACGGATCTTCATCATTAGTAAAATCAGCAAATGGAATAGAAAGCGAAACTGTTTCTGGCAAAGGTAATGTTTTAGAAACATAGTACCACTGATTAAGTTCAAAATCTATATCTGATACTTCTGCAACCTCTTCGCTTTCACCATAAACATATCCTATATCCAATGACCTTAGATTAGATGATGCTGGATTAAAATAAAAGCCTAAAGTAATACTTTCTAAATCAGGATTAACATATGAGCTTAAAGGATTTTGATCTGTAATAGAATATTCTAAACTAGAAGAATTAATTTGATAAACATTTTCCCCAACAATCGGAGCATCAGATTCAGATTCAGACACAGAGCATCCATCTAAAGTATAAATATCTGTATCAGAAATATCACGATTTGCAGCTGGTATAAGTTGAATATAGTCAACAGCTTCATCAAAAGGCCATAAGCCTATGGGATGCTCGCCAAAAACTTTTTCGGCATAAAGATTAGAAGGGATTGACATATAGTCTATTTTATCATATTAGGACTCAGAAATGATGAGTTCCCAAGACAAAGTGTCTTCGTTCCAGTCATAATGCTGACCATCTTGCGGTTTGGCAATAGGTGGCTCCCAATAAAGAGTCTCCTCATTCAAAACCCAAGACTCAAAAGGCTTAGGCCAAATAAACTGATCTAACTCGGAATCATAAGACATACCAACGTTAGGTCTGTGCTTACGACTACTGTCCTCTGAGTGTTCTACCCATTCGCCGTCAAAGTTTTCAGCAACCCATTCGGCTGTAGCGCCAGTAGTCACATTAGTGACAATACCGTTTTCTATTTTGGCAAAGAAACTCATACTCTATACCTCACAATACATACGCCATCTGCTCCATCAGAAGCCAAGTTGTTCTGAGCGCCTCCACCACCGCCACCACCAGAGTTGTCTAAAGCAGTAAGAGCATCGCCATCCTGATAAGCCCCCCAAGCCCCACCTCCATACGGTGCGCGAATGCGACCACTGTTATTGTCGTAGCCACCAGAACCTCCAGAAGCAATGAAATATGCTGTTACGCTACCGCTAATACCAGTCCAAGTAACACTTTCAAAAGTGTTAGGAACACCTAAAGCTGAGCAATCCGCACCCCAAGAATCAAGACGGACACCTTCACCGCCAGAACCTTGTTGACCAAAGTCTAGATTATCGGCATCATCAAACCGCCATCTCTGTCCACCACCTATTTTTCCTGGGCTACCAGCTCCGCCACCGCCACCGCTTGTATTAGAACCACCATTTGAACTAGCCCCATAATGGCCCTGTTCGCCTCGCCCGTACACATCATCTCCAGGGGCGCTAAGCAAACCAAGAGGGGCAACAGGATTCTGTGTGTTACCATTATCACCAGCGCCACCACTAGAAGCGCCAGTAGTGCCAGAACGGGTAACATCCTCTCCACCGCCACCGCCACCACCCTTAGCAGTCAAACCATTGAAAGTAGTGTCACCACCAGTGCCACCAGGGGTGGCTGTACCGCCACTAGCCCCAGCACTTGCACCAGTCCCAATACCTACCGAATAACTACCAGCCGTCAATGTTGCCGTAGTGAGAATAAGCCCACCAGCTCCACCGCCACCGCCTGATGACCCTCCAGCTCCACCGCCGCCACCGCCGCCGCCAACCATCAAAATCTCACAGTTCACTTCACGCGAAACAGTCAAAGTGCCGTTTTGAGTAAAGACGTTATAGTAGTAACCGTTTGCTTCATCTTCGTAATCACCACCAGAAGTGACAGGCTGTAGTCCACCTACAGCGTCAATCCACGCAGTTCCATTCCAAATTTTAGCTGTAGCTAATTGATAAGCCATATCTCTCCCTAAGCAACTGGTTCAATCCATACATCGCCAGCAGCCAATGTATAAGTTCCATCAGGATCAACAGAACCAACATAGATTGTGTTACCAGGATCGTCATCAGTATTTACGATCTTAGCTGTTGTATCAATAATTTGCCAAGCACCAACGGTAGAATTGTAGACATACCCATTGTATGTGTCACCGTTACTTGGGCTACTTGGAAAATCTAATGCCATCTGCTTATCCTCTTTCTAACAACATTATACACTATGATAGTGGAAGAATGTTTACCTGAATCCACTGAGAACTAGTACCGTCTTCATAATACATGTATAGTCTTCCATCCTCAGTACTAAACCAGAAATCCCCCTGATTTCCAGCTGGCCCTGTAGGACCAGTTACTGTTACGTCACCTCCAGGGACTCCCTGTGGTCCTGTTGGACCAAGATCTCCCTGAAAACCCTGTGGTCCTGTTGGACCAGTTGGACCCTGCGGTCCACTAATTGCTGGAAGATCTGACCAAGCAAGTTCACCATTACCAATTTTAATGGTATTGTTTGTTGTATCAAAACCAATTTCACCTAGAGCAAGAACAGGATTGTTTGTATCCCATTCTGAAGCAGTAGCTCTACGCTGTTGCATTCTGGTAGCCAAATTATTCCTCCAAACAAAGACTAACTCAATTATAACATGTCTATTTATTTATAGTCTTGTTAGCGTAATATGCAATATTATTTTTTAGTCTTTCATCATTTGGATTTAGCTCTACTGCTTTAGATCCATATTTTAGAGCATCGTCATATTTACCCAGCGAATATGACGCTATTGCTGCAAGATCATATGGACGATCTCCCCAAGCCTCGTCTTCGCAAAGATACTCTAAAGGCTTTTCTGTAATATCTAAAGCTTTAACAGAATACTCCAAGCATTCTTCCCACATGCCGTTTTCATAACAATACGTTGCAAGATCAACTAGTGGCTCTCTTCTATTTGGTGTTTCTTTTACTGCTTTTATAAACCATTCTTCACGTTCCTTGCCGTAGCTACATTTAGCAATATAACGCATAGAAGCAGAACGCTCTGGTGGCCAGGTAGCTTTAGGCAAAGACAGATGTCTGATAAATTCTTTTTTAGCCTCATCTAACTGATAATGAAAAAATAGCTCTCTAGCATAATAATGAGTATTACGATCATCTGATGGATCTTCTTCTACAGCAAGTTTTAATAGTGGCATGTATTGTCCACGTGATTTAGAATGATCTGGATGGTGATGTATTTCTAAATCTACCCAGCTTTGTTTCTCTTCAATTCTGTCTGTAGTTAATACTTCGTGAACTGGATGCTTCCAGCGGTATCCAAATCTAGAATGAATCTTATCTCCACCATACTGCAATCCAGGAATAGTTTCTTCTTCATCTTTCCAAGACCATGTGTACTGATACCGTGGACGTGTAGCTCCTTCTTTATGAGCTTGTTCAAGCTTTTCTTTCCAACCAGGCAACAGCACTTCATCCATATCGAGTGCAATACAATAGTCAATATCTTCTGGTAGCAATGCTAGAGCAGCATTGCGAGCATTATCAAAACGCCAAGGTCTAACAAGAATGGAAGCAACCTCTATGCCATATTTAGCAGCGGTAAGTAAAGTATCATCTGTACTACCAGTATCAGCAATCAGAAGATAATCGGCATCTTTAGCTGATTCATACCAACGTTCAATAAACTGCTCTTCATTCAAAGCAATAGTATAAACCGCAACTCTCATAAAACAAGTGTAGCAGATAGGGCTATGAGAATGTTCCAGCTATCTGAACAGCAGAAGCATCAATAGTTCCACTAGTTGACTGAACACTAACATTTAAGCTATCTCCAGCATCAAAAGACAATGGCGTTCCAAAAGTGGTTACGGAAGCTCCAGCACCAGTTCTAGATGCATAATAACTTGAACCCTGACCAGTACCGTTCTTAACTAACTCAACAGTTAAAGTTCCAGTAGCAGAACTGCCAAGAAAAACAGACACACGAGTTACCTGTCCAGCAAAAGACATAGGAGCTTCTGTAATAGCTGAACCATTACCAAGTGCATAGTTCTGACCAACAGTTGGAGTAGCAGAGGATCTTTCACCAGTAATAGTAAACTTTTGAGGTAGATTAGCACCAACACCACCATACGACGCTATCTCAATCCATTGCGAAGAATCAACATCGTTATAATATAAATAATATTTACCGTTTGCTGAATCGTACCAAATATCTCCAGAACTTGGTGATCCAGGTGCTGTGTCTGATATTGTTACGCCACCACCGCCACCGCCAGATACTGCGGATGGAATCCAGTTACCAGAACTATAGGTTAAAACTTCTCCATTAGAAGCTCCAGAAAGATCTACATCAGACAAATCTCCGATAGACGATGCCTCTGTAATAACATTATTACCATTTACGGAAGCGGTAGCACCTTCGACAATAAGACCATTTTTGATCTTAAAGTCTTTGTTATTTGTAGCCAAGTGCTACCACCTCCATAAATTTCTATGCTATAAGTGTACCAAATACTTTTACAGTAGTTGTTGCTGTTCCAGCAGTATAAAGAATCTCAACGTCTGTTCCATTAATACCAGCTGTGATTTCTCCAAGACTTCCGTTGGTTCCGACAACTGCATATTCTGTGATTGCAATGTTGTCTGATGTGTCTAGCGTTACTAGTATTTCTGATACCTCGGTGTGAGTTGAGTATGCTGCTTTTACTACAAACTTTGCTGCTCTGTAATCTGCTTTAGCCCATGCATACACTGCTGTTTGGCTTGTGTCAGACAATGTTGCTGTAGCTGCTACCTGTAGTGCAACGCTATTCAGTTCAACTGATGTGAATGATCTGTCTGTGTCGTCTACAGCTGACTGTGCTCTTGCATCAGTAAAGTAAAGATTAGTGCTGCCCTCTGTCAAATCGTCAGTTGTGTCTGGGACTTCAGAATCAACATACTGCTTTGTAGCTGCATGTAGGTTAGCAGTTGGGTCTGCTGAAAGGGTGAGAAACCCAGTCATAGTGTCACCAGACTTAGCAACCTTTTCTCCAATAGAAGTAGTAATTGTTGATGCAAAGTTTTCATCATCATTAATTGCTGCTGCAAGCTCATCAAGTGTGTCAAGTAGTGCTGGTGCACCACTAACAAGATCAGATACTGCTGTTGCAATTCTATCTGTTACTGTGTTACCAGATGTTCCATCTACAGTTGCATCACCAATCAAATCATCTGTATATGAGTTTGCATTTGATTCAGCAGTTGATGCAGATCCTGCTGCGTCATAAGCAGAAGATGTGGCATCCAATGCTCTCTGATTTGTAAAGTAAAGATTTGTTGAACCTTCTGTTAGATCATCAGTTGTTGAAATTGGTGAAGAACCACTAAATGAGATAGAGTTAGCTTCATCATTATAAGTGATGCTAATGTTTGTGTGTGTACCATTGCCAATTGCTGTTGCTACAGCATCAACTGCTAGCTCATCAGCAAAGTAAAGGTTAGTGCTACCCTGATCAAGATCATCAGTAGTACTACCAGTTGTAATAACATCCTCGCCATTAACAGTAGCTGTCGTACCTTCAACGACGAGGCCATTCTTGACCCTAAAGTCTTTATCTACAGTTGCCATTTTCTTTTTCTCCTTAGCTATGCCTTAAGTCCCATGCGAGCGTATCGCACAGTGACTGGCCTAACGGATGGAATTGGTGTCAAAATTAATTGAACATCATCTCCAGCCTTAGAGACACTAACGGTTCCCATATCCCCATCGTTGTCTACAATGCCATACTGAGCAACATTTACATCATCATTATCGATTAGAATTGTTAACTCAGTTGCATAATAATTATTGTCACCATCTGTTGTTTTAGAAATAGAAACAAGGTATTTAACCATTCTCCATTCATCTGCAACAAAACTGTCAATAACTGTTGTGTTTTCTATTCCAGCAATTTCGTGTTCGTTATTACCAGATGATCCGAGATCAGTAGAATTCGCTGCAAGTGTATCAATAAGATCAACAAAGTCGTCTCCGTCTGGCCTATCACCAGTTTCAAAGAGTGCTTTCAGTGCAGCAAGATCTAGCTTGGACATATATCCATTATAACATTAATGTTTAATTTAAAGAATATAGTTATTAAATCCGATAACAGCCACACCAATAGGTGGTGGGTTTTCTGGACTATAAGCTGAAAAACCTTTATTAAGAAACTTAACCCTAAAAGGCAACTGTTCTTTAATAATAGTGTTTACCTTAATATCGTTAATTCTAGTATTTGGATAATCTTTAGCTTTAATGTTTTTAGACGATGGAGATGCATCAGTAATCTTTACAGAAATATCTTTATCAGATACAGTAGCTCTTCTAGAATCTTTTTGAACAACAAAATCTAAAAAAAGATCACGCTGTTGAATAATTCTTGCGTTTGCCATTATTCAGTAACGTCTTCGATGATTACCATGCTACCCTGTGCAACAGTCCATACTCTTGTAAGATCAGATAGCTGAATATCAAAAACATCTCCAGTCTCTAGTAGCTCTGACTGTGCTGCGGTAAGAGAAACAGTAAATTCACCTGGATCATCATCTGGTTGTGCTTCTGGAGTAAGATTAACAATATCTGAACCATTACGTTCAATGTCCATGTTGATAGTCCAGTCTTCAATAGCTAAAGGTAGCTTATCATCATCAGTTACATAAACTTTAAAAGAAGCAGTATCTCCACGAACAACTGTCCATGTGACTTGTGGAGGGGTAACACCTACATTATAATTTCTGGTAGCCATGATACTTAATTATACCACCTATAATTAAGATCCAGCATCAACATCAAAAAAACATACAAGTGACATGGTAGTTGTATCCATAGTTGTTCCAGCTGAAGTACACTGCATATTAATTGCATCTCCAGCTACAAAACTAAGTGGTGTATCAAACTCAACAACAGATGTACCAGCTCCAGTAAGGCTAACCTGATAGCCAGTTCCTTGCAAAGAGCCATTCTTGATAACTTGAACAACAAGAGTATCTACTGCCGAACTTCCCATCCACAAAGCTGCAGAATGTACAACTCCATCGAATGGCATTGGAAGCTCTGAGCCTGTTGCACCATTACCTAAAGAAAAATTTTGCCCAACAGTTAGTCCGTTAGCTGCAGACTCTTCTCCAAGAATAATAAACATTTGTCCACCAATTGTATTTGGAGAAACATATTCTGTAGTATCTGGAAGTGCTCCAACATCTGAGGCATTTACAGTAACCCATTCAGTATCATAGTCATCACCTGATGACTTTACTAAAGTTTGTCCAGTTGTTCCACCAGCTGGTACTCCTTCGCCATCTGCGCCGTCTGCACCGTCTGCACCGTCTGTACCGTTTGTGCCGTCTGTACCGTTTGTGCCAGCTGCTCCAGTAGGGCCTGTTGGTCCAGTAGGTCCAAACAGCTGTGCCAAAGCAGTCCAGCTACCGTCAAGATACTGATAGAATAAACCAAAGTCTGAACCAGTACCGTCTAAGTCAACATAGACATCATATTCTGATGGGGTAATACCTGATTCACTAAAAAAAGTTTCTGGTGGATCTTCTCCAGCATATATTGTGCTACCCCTTGGTCCTTGTGGTCCAAAG